TTATGGTATAGTTTCCCCACCGAATAAACAAAGCCACAAAAGCCCTCGCAGCCCCTGATTTCGCAAAGTGTAATCTGAACAAATACCACACAAGAAAAGGCACAGATATTTTGTAGATTTAGCGGGTTGCATTTAATCCGAAAAAGAGTTAATATGTGACTACCGCAAAGCGGAATCTACAAAAAGGAGATTTGAAATGAAAAGATATTACCTTGCTTATGGTTCAAACCTCAATGTTCGTCAGATGAAGTACAGATGCCCTACGGCAAAGATTGTGGGAACTGCCATCATCAAAGATTATGAACTGCTTTACAAAGGCAGCAAAACAGGCTCTTACCTCACTATTGAAAAAAAGAAAGGTTCAGTTGTTCCGGTTGCTATCTGGGAAGTGACTGCCGCCGATGAACACAGCCTTGATATTTACGAGGGCTGTCCTAATTTCTACTACAAGGAAAATATGAAAATCAGGCTTTCCGAAACCGGAAAAATGATTGATGCTTTTGTGTATATCATGCACGAGGAACGCAGTCTTGGAATTCCAATTCCTGCATATGTCAGCACCTGCAAATTTGGATACACTATTTTCGGATTTGATTTCAAATATCTGGACGAAGCCTACGAAAAAAGTCTGAAAGGAGCTGCCAACAATGAAAAATGAAGCCCTGACAGAAAGAGCCTGCCCGAAATGCGGATGTGTTTATACTGAAGTTTCTGCACTTTCCAGAACTGATAATAAAACGCTGATTTGCCCTGACTGCGGAATCCGTGAGACTCTCGAAAGCATTGGTATTTCCAAAGAAGAACAGGAAAAAATCATCAGCATTATTCACCGTAACACAGCAGAATAAGCCAATGCAAGCCGCCACGTTTGGCTGTGTGACAATTCAGGGATTCCTCCGTAAAGTTTTCCCCATTGCAATGAAGCCCCACACGAGCCGACAGGGCGGCTTTGTGTTGCTGTCATATTCTACACAATAGTCTCCTCTGATTTCGGCGTTATGTTTGTTACATTTATTATCGAAGATATCGTTGACTATTTGCCTGAGATGCGGTAATATACAACACAACGGAACGGAAAACCGACCGAAAACCACGAAATTTGGAGGAAAACACCATGAACGAACAGATTAAAAACTACTTTGAAAACCTCAGAATAAATTCTGAGAACGATGCCACCAAGCTGAGCCGAGGAACCCTTGAAGCCTACTGGACTTACGAATTCAACCTCAACCACAACAGCAGCGAATTTGAATGCAACGAGCTTCCCTGGACAACAGACATGAGCGACTTTGTTAAGACGATGAGAGAAGCGGGGGTTGAAACCATAGCGGTTACAGAAACAAGCACAGCACTTCTTGAAAATCTGCACAAACTTGCCGCACAGGGGTGCAGCATTGATGGACTTTGCATGATAACCAGACCGGACATCTGGGGCAATGCAAAGGAATACCCTGCAATTCGCATCAGACTGAACTAAAAAC